CCCTGACCGAAAACGGCGAAGTCTGCCGGCAAGTCTGTAACTAAATCGGTGGACGTCGGCATAACCCACCCGAAGTTTGTTGTTGGATTGGCCATTATTTCTCCTTACGCGACTATCGTCGCATTTTCCCAATCTAGAGTCGGATTTATGGTATTCCATTTCTCCGTTATCGGGACGCTATTCCAGCGCATAGCTTGAAGGCTAAAGGATATTGGAGAGACGAATAATTGAATCGAAACTTCGTTATAGGCGGCTTGGAGTGTCCAACCTTCAACGAATCCTAAGAATTCTCCCGAGTTCATATTTAATGGCAAGTTAGAGATTTGGACGGGCATACCCATAAACACGTTAATTAAAGAATCTCGATCTCCATTATCAATTTGAGCGTTTGTAAGATCGTAGGTAATCGAGTCGAAAATAGCCCGTGGATAGGCTCTTAGAGCTAAATAAAAATTAGCTTGATAAGTAGCGTCGGCTTTATTTTTTAAATAGGTAGTGAAAACTTGGGCTAGCGATCCATAAAGTCCGATTGATTGGGCGTTATAGGCCGATTCATGACTAGCGGCAGAATTGCCATATTGAATGGTTACGTAATTTCGAACGTCTCCGGATCGGGTTCGAATCATTAATCCGGCGGCTCGAGCTTGTGCCGCGCTTAATTCAACGTATCCATTGGCCGCAAGATATTCGGTTCGGTGGGTTGAGTCGGCATAACTAATTTGTCCTTGTGTGTTTTCATACATATAGCCCAAGCCCGATAAAGCTATGTTAGACGCTAAAGAATAGGAATCTACGGGATCGGCTCCGCGAGCGATAAGCGTGTAATCGCCGGGACGATCTATCTCACCTAATCCGTTATTTTCGGCATTAGCCCAAGTAACGGTCGGATCATAAGTAGCCCAAGTAAGCGCGGCGGGGACGTTTTGCCATTGGTTAAATAAAGTCTCTCTTAATACTTCATAAATTTGATCACCGTCGCCACCTTGATTTAGGGCAAGGCTATAAATAGTTTTAGGCAATTTTGAAAGAGCACCTAAAGCGGTAATTTGATAACTTTGTGAATAACCCACATTTCCTATTTGAGCGATACTTAAATCTAAGTCGGTTATTGTGCCACCAAAAATTGGGACGAAAGTTCCCGACGAATCTTTTAATTCGATAGATACGCTCTGACTAACTTGAAAGCCCGGATCGGATTGATCGAGATTTATTAAAGTCATATTTACATAACTTGCCACCGGTTGTTGATAAATATCATTACGGCCGGAAGTAACGGTTAAATTAGAAAGAATTAAATCCGTATATTCCACGGAATTGATTTTTAAACGCCATACGGGATTAAAATTACTCATTAGAAGCCCATACCGCCCGGAGTTGTAATTAGATTACTTGCGCCTTGAGTTCCGCGAGCTTGGGAGTCGTTAAGAATAGTTACAATTTGTCGCGCGGTCTGCTCTGAATTGAGAGCTCCATTAACGGTTATTGAAATGTTAGGGGATTGAGCTAAAAACGGGCTAACGGTTGCGCTTGGGAAATTCCCGGCAGTTCCGGTAAGAGTTGAAAATAAAGCTTCCGAAGGTGTTAAAACCGGAGCACTTGGGTATTTAATATTAGCCGGAAGAGCGGACGAAACGGCGGCCGCTACGGCCTTTCCTACTGCCGATCCTGCCGATCCGGTTCCACCACTTGAACCGCCGGTTCCAGCCGTTCCGGTTGTTGCGCCTGTGTTAAAAGTGTTATTAATTTTGCTTGAGCTACGGCTAAATTGAGCGGTGGTAGTAGCCGCCGCATTTTCGCCTAATTTATTTACTAGGGCTACATCGGCTCCGCCCCATAGATTATTCGCAAAATTGTAAGCCTTGATAAGCGCGTTAATTCCATCGATAGCTAGATTAACGGTCGTTCTTATGCCGTCGGTGATCCTAGAAATAATTGGCGAAATTAAATCAAGAACGAATCCTATAGCTTCTCCGGCGGCTTGGATTGCCGTAACTAAAGTAGTTTTAAAAACCGGAACGATATATTTGTAGACGAAATCCCATAAATCTTTAAAGAGAGTAAGGAGCGGCTCGAGCTTATCTTTATTATCAATAAACGCGTCGCGAACAATATTAAACGCGTCTTTTAAAGCTCCGAAAATTGGAATAACGAAATTCTTTACGAATTGTTGAATATTCTCGAAAGCGGGTTGGACGGCCTTTCCTAATTTTTCCGCAATATCTTGAATAGCCGGAATTAACTTATCTACGGTTAGGGTAACTAGGGGAGTTATAGCGTCGATAATGTAAGAGCCGACCGTCTCTTTGCCTTCATCAAAAGCGATTTTTAAACGATTTAATTTTCCTTCAAAAGTATTAGCTTCCTGCTCTGCGAAGCCTTTAAAAGTTCCGCGTAGAGTTGTATAAACCGCGTCGAAATCTTTGCTCTTTAAAATGTTCTGATCTATACCAAGTCCAAGTTTTCCAAGCGCGTTAGTATTACCGTCGTAAGCTTTTCCTAGAGAATTAGCTACTGCCTCTAGCGGCTTACCCGTTGCGCTTGAAATATCTAACGCAAGATTTAAAAGCTTTTGGCTTTCTTCAACGTCTTTAGTAGATCTTGTAAGTCTTGCGAAAGCCGGACGTAATACGTCGTCCGTTACTCCTTTAGCTAGTGAAGTAGTAGTAATCCACTTTTCAACCCCGGCAATTTGGTCGGCCGTAGCGGAAGTAGTGTTTTCGATAGTCTTTTGTAAGGTTCTTTGAGCCGCTTCATCGGCGGCGGCGTTCTTTACCGCGTCTATTGCGAATTTAGTAGCGGCCGCTCCTGCGGCAAGGAAACCGGCGGCGGCTATTGCGCCGAACTTTGAAATCTTATCTCCGAAGCTTGAGACGTCGCTTTCGGCAGTTTTTAAGGATTTATTTAAATCCGATACGTCTCCGAGAATGGAGAGTTTAAGGGTTCTACTACCGCCGGCCATTATGTCCATTCCTTAATAATTTGATTAAAGCCGTTTTCCCATTGGGCAATTATGTAAGGTTGTTCTTCGCGTAAAGTTGGGTAAATAAAATAACCCTTAGATCCTCGGCCGAAAGAACCCGACCACACCGGGAATTGTTTATAGGTATTGGATCCGAATTCCGATCCGCCCCATAGCATTTGGGTAGTCGCTCCGCCGCTAAATTTTTGACTCGCAAAACCGAAAGATAGTTCGCCAATTTTAGAGGATTTAACTACTTTAGATCCTTGAGTAATTCGACCAGCGACTTTTCTTGAATAAAGAGATTCGGATTTAGATTGGATTTTCTTTTGAACGTGCTCGGCTAATTCTCCGGATTGCTTCTTGGCTTGAGCTATGGCTTCGTCGTCCATAGCTTTAAAAGCGCGAGTAATAGCGCGAAGATCTCCCTTGTCGTAGGTGATTGCTTCACTTGCCATTATTTCGCTTCTCCAAAATCTCTAGTGCCGTGTAAATCTGCTCCGAAGTTTCCCAATAGTTCATCGGAATATTCGTAGCTAAAGCGAGTTCGACTATTAGCCGGCTTAGGCTTCCTCGCTCGTAGCTTTTGGGTCTGAATCTCCTACTTGGACGTCGGCTACTGTCTCCGTCCATACTTCAAGCGGCTTAACCGCTTTTCCGCCGGAGTTGCGTTTCATGGAGTTATACGCAAGAAATACGAAATCGGAGATTCCCATTTTCTCACTAGCTTGGGAAATTGTGTTTCCCGTTTTAGCTTCCCACTTAACCCATTCCGGCGGTTGGACGATATAGGTTTCGCTAGATCCGTCCACGAACTCGATAGTGATAGGTAGTTTCATGCTCCCGGTCTCCTTTTAGTCTAGTGCGGGTGTAGTTACGCAAGTGAAGGAAAGCGAGACGGTTTGAGCGTCCGGAGCTGTTCCACCTACGCTAGGTTGGATTGGTTGAACTGTGAAAACGAAAACGGTTCCGGTCTCTGCCGTTAATGATACCGCTAGCGGTGTATTTGGAGCCGCGATAGCCGCGTCCCATAGAGCTTGGCATAGTGAACCCGCCGCGCCCCAATCCGCGAGCATTTCGACCGCGAAAGTTCCTTGTGTGTCTGTTGTGTAATACGCTTTTCCGGCGAGTGTTTGATAAGTGTTAATAGTGGTGTCGACGGTGAGAATTGCGGACGTAGCTTGGGAGCTATATTGATCCGAATCGATAGTAAAACTCACATCTCTACCGGTGATTATTGTAGTTGCCATTTGTTCTCCTTAGTTTTCTTGGGTGTAATAAGTCGCGACCGATAGATCGGCGGTTAGGAAATTTCCCGTTCCTACGGTGGTTACTCCCGGACGTGTTACATCTCCGACCTCATAGCCCGACGGCATGGCTCCGAGAATATCTATCATTAGTTTTTCTAAATTATCTAAAGCTCCGGAATTAGCGTTATAGGCCACGGCTCCGGTAATAATTAAATTCACTTTAACTCGCACCGTATCTTTACCGATAAGAGTAGATTCCAGATATGGCGATCCGGGCATAATTGCGGCGGCGGGAGCTATTAAAGCTTCCGGAGCCACGGCATACACGGAAGCACCGACACCGGCTAAAGCGTCGGCTAAAGGTTTGCGAATATCTTCGGCGATAGTTGTCATTGGGCGAAAATCTCTACGTCAATAAACGGATTTAATAATCCAATTACACGGTTTTGGAGTGATCGGCCTAATACGAATGGGCTCGGATTAAAATCTACGTTATTAGTCATATTGCCCGGAGCGGTTACGCTCTGAAAAATCTCGGTAGAGACCACAAGAATAGCTGACTTAATTGGTGGAGTATCTGCGTAAAGCTCTGCCGCACTAGATCCGTCGAGAACCGCGACCCCGGCCGGAATTACGGGAATTACTGTCGCGGTATCGGGATCTTCGGTGTTGGCCGTAAAAATAAAGACTCCGCGATTATTTGGGATTACTGTATAAGTTCCGTCAACGCTACCTAAGCCGGTAACTACTACATCTTGCCCCTCGACGAAAAAGTTTTCGCGTTGGGTAGAAAAATAAATAATTCCGTTACTAATTGAATAGCCACGGATAGCAGATTGATACGCCGTAAGCATTGGCAAAATTGTGAGTTCTGCCGAAGCGATAATTTGTTCTAGATATACGTCATCATAAAGAGAATCGGAAACGCCCAAAACGTCGCGTAATTCTTGCGCCGAGATTATAGGCATTTCCGATCCTTTCGTTCGACTCGAGCTACCCGGGAGCGAATAGCTCGATGATTAGTGTGGGTTTTTTATGAAGCTTGGAAGTTATACGCACCGGCCGCGATCTTTGTCGCAGTAGCACCGAATCCGTATAGCAAAATTCCGATTGAACCGTCATTTAGATAGTTCGTGCGGAGTTGAAGTGTTGGTGATTCATACCAAGTATAAGCGTCGCGATTAATAACATACATTGAGTTATCGCCTGTTCCGCTTAGAGCAGTATCGACCCATAGATCGATTCCATTAACGGATCCGCGAAGGCTACGTGGTTGCGCATTACCGGCCGCGTTCTGTGGTTGAAGAGCGTTATAGATTGGGCGACCGTCCACGTTCATAGACATAATTACGCCCCATTGTTGCGGCGATACGACTAGAGCGTCGGCGAAACGGTGTGTAGCTCCATAGATTGAAACTGCGCCTTCTGCTAACCACTTAAGGATATTAGAAGCTGAAACCGGAGCCGCATAAGTTGGGTTTCCGTCTGTTGAAGCCGCAACAATAATTCCAGAGTTATATTCGTTAGTCGCGCGAGCATATTGCGAAGTGAGGTTACGTAATGCCTCAGAAAGGAAAACCGGATCCGACCGGTCTGCCAATTCCACACTCATTATTTGGCTTCCTTTGAAGCTCTTTACGTCAACATTTATGAACTCGGATTCAAGATTAACCGGTGTAACGGTATCTAGTTCGTCCACTACGTCAACGCTTGGAAGTTGAGTAATTTTAGGAATTTGAAAAACCATACCCGCATTAGGTAGAGCCATAGTCGAAATTGAATCGATAGAAGCTCTAACGTTATCGGCTAGGCCGTTCACGACTTCGGTTAATTGTCGGGTAGGGATCATGCCCGGATTGTCTGCGGTTGAATTCGCGGCTTGGACATAATCGCGAGAATCTAAATCTCCGCGCATGGCTTTAATTGAATGAGCCAAGTAGCTTTCCGGTGTAGTGATTGGTGATCGCAAGCGAGTAACGAAATTAGGTGTTGCGCTAGCTTGGATTGGAGCTTGTGCGGCTTCCACCGTTGGTTCGGCGGGAGCGTCTGTAACGGTGTTGTCTGACACTTTTTCTCCTTCGTTTTCTGTTGGTTTTTCTGTCTCCGAAGCTCCCGATTCGGAATTCTTATCTTCGCTTGCCGCTACTTCGCTAACGCGAGCAGAACGGACGGCGGGTTCGGTAACTAGAGCGACACCGGTTAATTCTCCGGCAGTTACTTTCATAGTTCCGTCTTTTAACATTTCATAATTATCTACGGCTAATTCAATTGAAAATCCGTCGCGTAATCCGTCCATAGCTTCGGCGATAGCGTCGGATCCGGCGGTAGTTTTACTAATCTTAAAGCTCGCGTTAATTGCGCGATCTCCGTCCATTGTCATTGATAAAGTTTTTCCAATTCGACGGGTTGAATCATGCTCAAGATTTAGAAAAACATTTTTTGGTTCTATTGAACCTTTAGCGAAAATAACTTTTCCGGTTGAAGCATTAGCCGGTTCATTGAACGCAACAATACGGCCGCTAATTGTGCGAGCTTCCGAATCTGCGGCGGTTATTGTCATTGGGACGGTTAGTTTCATAGGAGTAGATCCTCTTCCTGTCGTATCTCTTCCGGAGTCATAGCTCCGATTCTGTTTAGAATTTCATAGACTTGTGCTCGTTCGTAAGCTGATCCGCGTAGGTATTCGTCTAAATTAAATTTTGCGACCTGCGAACTTGGGCAAAAATCCGGCATTGATAATCTTTCCTCTATGGAAGTCATTAGCGGAATAAGTGAGAAGTCCAGGAGACTTTGACGCGCTAACGTTGCGTTTGAATACGTCATAGAAGATCCGGTCGGAGCGTCAACGAAATAAGCCGGGATTCCTAGAGCTCTTGCTAATTCGGTTGCGATATACGAACGCGCCGCCGCAAGCTGAAGTTTTTCGGGGTCGAAACCCACGGCGTCTAGCGAAACGTCCGCATTTAAAAACGCCGTGGCTCGATTTCGTCGAGCTTGGCCCCAAGACTCGAGAAGTTTTGAAATTCGATCCGGTGGAAGCGACGCACCATTAGATTTTAAAATCATTGTTGGCATTGGTTCACGCGCATACATCGCCGCCGCTTTTTCCAATTCCGCACCGGTTCTTATAGTGAATCCGGCTCGGTTAAGTAACCCTTCATCATTTCCGTAGAAAACTACTAAACTTCCTACTCCACTATTCGGGCATGGATAACCGTCAACGGAATAATATTCAATTTCTGTCGATAACGAATTAGTGTTAATTGTTACGCGAGTAGGTGAAATTCTTTCAACACTTCGAACTCGATACGTATCGCTATAAAGTTCGGTAATTCTCCAATAAGCGTAGCCGAAAAATAATAAATCTTCCGCCGTCCATACATAGGTCGCGCTACCGGGAACACGTGGATCGGGTGTATTAAACACGCGTGGGGGATCTATGGTTTCTCCGGTAGAGCGATCTCTTAATTCGATTGGAATACTCGCAATAGACGAGCAGATAATTCCGCGACCGCGAGCGATTGTCGGAACGCTCATAGCTTGTTCACGTGTTGCGTCTTGCGCAAAACCGAAAAACGGATAGAGCGAATCGATCGTCGGAACGGGAGCTAGTGAAGCGTCGACTTCATGACGCGGAGCCGAAGGAGCGGCTTCGGCCGTTAGTTTGAATCTATCGAATAAACCCATAAGCGGATTTTTTCAAACGAATAGCACTAACCGACGAAAATATCTACTTCCGTCTCCGGGCGTGTCGCGAAGTGTGTAACTAGAGCCGTGGCCACGCTAGCGCAGACCGCCGCTTGAGAAGCCCGGCGTCCGATAATCCAGCCACCGTCTCCACGTGGAAGTTTTACGCTACTTAGGATTTGAACGTCTAGCGACGGTTGATTTAAGTGCCGCAGACGACCCGAGTTAATAGCTCCCAAAAGTTCGTCGCAACTTTGTGGATATTCGCTATCCATTTCGAAAATGCGGATCCCGGCAGGTTGAAGCCTTGCCGCTACTGCGCCGCTAGTTTTCCGGGAGTAGGCCACGTGCTCGATTGGATACTTACGGCAATATTTAGCTACATCATTCGCGATTGCTTTATC